ATGTAGTGTTAGTGGAGTAACTACTTCGCTAAACGTGTGATATAGATAATAGCCCACACACCCTAAGCCTACACCAGGAACCTTGTAACATAAATTATTAACAAAAAAACTAAGACAATGAAATTATTGTATTTTAGAGTAGGTACAGCTACAGCATCAGAAGATGACAACACTACGGGAACTAATGTTTACCCTGTTGAAAACTTCATGGGCGCTTGTTCTGGTACTTCAAACGCTGCTGGCGCTGTCACTGATGATGACGATGCTATTAGCATATTTTTAAAGCCTATAGGAAAAACACAAACTGCAGAAGTTAACGACGCTGACGCTAATCCTGATGTAGTTGTATTAGCCTGCGCTCAGTATGGTCAAAAAGCTTTGCTTAAAAAGTTATTAAACAAAATGAATGGTGGACCGCACGATGACAATTTAATAACTCTTTACGACGGGTATCTCGACAAGCCATCTAGCGATGTTAAGAGTGATGTAGGAGCTACAGGTATTACTATAGTTTCTCAACAGCTAGCTGCTGATTAATCAATTATTTATTAATTTTAAAAACTTTTACAATGAAAAAATTTTTATATTTCAGAAAAGGAACAGCAGCTGCGACAGAAGTTGATGAAGCTACTGGATCAAACGTGTATCCTGTAGAAAATTTTATGGGTGCATTTTCTGGTACCTATACTTTAAACTCTGGTGGATCTGGCGATGACGGTATCACTGATGATGATAACGCAATTACAGTTTTTCTAAAGCCTATTAGAAAAACACAAACCGCTGAAGCACAAGTCAATGATGCTGATCCAGATATCATTATTTTAGCTTGCGCTCAATACGGGCAAAAAGCTTTAATAAGAAAGTTACTAAGTAAAGTTAACGGAGGACCGCATGATGATAACTTCATTACTCTTTATGACGGTTATGTTAACATTGCTGCTGGAGAACCAACTAGCGATATTGGCGCAACTGGAATAACTGTTCTTCAACAAGAAGTTGCTGCTGACTAATCCATGAGATTAACAGCGCAAGATCTGCGTGATATGAATATCCTTAAGTACTACAGGCTCACGCGTAAGTGGGCCTGTAAGACTTATGGGTTAACTGATGCTGATCTAGAACTACTTATATATCTAGATCACAAGGGTAGATTTACCCGTAACGAATTTATCGAGGGTGCTTACACATATTCTTGGGATAAGAAAAGGTGGGAGAAACTACGATCAGCTGGCTGGATAGAGGTTTGGCGACATAGAAACAGAACTAGTATTAAGTACTCTGTATTCAAGACGTCGTTTAAATGCTCACAGCTAGTAACACGAATATATCGCATATTGCTTGGCGAAGAAGATCTACCGACTTCTGAACGTAGCGTATTTTTTAACAACACATCGTATACGGATAAAGTCTACAACAAAGCAATAGACGATATGATACGAGATAAAGACAGATAATATGGCTTTTAAACTAAAATCAGGAAACAACCCAGCTTTTAATATGATGGGTGCAGAGTCTCCAAAGAAAATGAAGTCTCCAATGGACAAAGAGCTAGTAGGAAATCAAGATAGATTGCCAGAAGAGCTTAAAGCTAAAATCGAGGCCTCTCCAGAAGAAACGAAAGCTCCAATGGACATGAAGACTCCTATGGAATTAGAAATGGAAAAAGAGTCCGCTATGCAGCTTAAGTCTGCTATGGATATGGCAAAAGACGGTCCAATGGAAATGGGTCACTCACCAAAGAAACTAACTACAGACGCTGCTATGAAAATGGCTGCAGCTATGAAAAAGTTTTACAATAAAGATTAATGCCTAGGTATAAACCACTTCCTGGTATAGCTAGCGGTGATAAGTTGCGCAAAGGCGTAGAGTTCAAGGTAAAAAGAAAAACACTTGAGCCAGGCGTGTTAGGCGAGGCTTATCCAAATAAAGTTGTTATAAGCAAAAACGTTACTGTAGGCTCAAAAGAGTATAAGCACGTAATGCAACATGAGGCTAAGCATGTACACGACATGCAGGTTGGTAGAGCTGGCTTTAGCGAAAAATATGTGAAGTGGGAAGGTAAGTTGTATCTTCGTAGAGATGGTATGATTAAATACAAAGGTAGTTGGAAAGAAGAAGGTGATGCATCCTTCCCTTGGGAAAAATCAGCAAATAAAGCATGAAGAAGATTAAAGATACAGGCCTAGGTAAATGGCTTAAAAATAAAGCGCCAAACGTTCTTGACGTAGTAGGAGACTTTCTACCAGATTCAGGAGCTCTTGGTGTAGTTAAAAACCTTATTGATAAAGATCCAGATGTAAACACAGAGGCAGGCATGGCCGCTGTAGATGCTGAAGTTGCTTTTCAAAATAACGTAAGCGAAAGGTGGAAAGCTGATATGGGTAGCGATGTAAAGCTAGCTAAGATGATTAGGCCATTAACGCTTATATGTTTAATGGGTATGTTCATGCTAACAATGGTTTTTGATAGTGTAGATACATTACCCTTCAATGTTAAAGATTCATATGTAGACTTACTGCAAATACTTATGCTCACTGCTTTTGGTGCATACTTTGCTGGTAGATCTATAGAAAAAGTAAAAAAATAAAATGGGAAATTATTTTCAAAAATCATTTAGGCCAGATATAATCGATGGTGACGTATCAAAAGTGATCGCATCGAATAAGACAGATGCGCCTTTCGCGGATGGTGATATACTGTTTGATTGGCACCCAGTGGATATTCCATTAGGGACAAATGCTATAACAGATGTTCTTATTCATATGTTTGGTGAAGACGGCGGTACACAAGGTGATGTCGATCTTCATTTATTAATTGCGAAGAGCAATAATGGTGTCGCACCAACAACCTTAGGAGAAGAAAATGCTGCTATAACTGGTTGTCTTGAATTACAAGATATATTAATCGGAGTGATAAAGATGGAAGGAAGCACCACTGGGTCAGGATCGATTAGCACCGGTTTTGGAAAAGCTTGGTACTACCCGTATCCTAACGCCCTTGGCGCGGCCGCGGTAATAGAACCAGAGCGTAACAACTTGGGTGGTCAATCTACTAATAGAATCTACGTGGCTGGTATAGCTGGTGGAGCAATTGATTTTAGCACTGGCGTGCTTAAAGATGGTGCAGAGTCTAGCGATTCAGCTACTAGTCTAACAACGAAAACAGTAGATCCAAGAAAATGCTTTAGACCAGGTGATACAGTTTATATACACGATGTTGACACGGCTATCGGCACTATCGCATCTATGACAGGTACAAATATAACCTTAAACGCAGCTATTGCTGGTGGAACAGATATAGCTGACGAAGACGAATTTATGAATGCGACTCCTATTAAGGTAACATTAGGTTTCGCGGGCAGATAAACAACAAACAATTTTAATTTAATTTAATTATGGGAAAAAAGAAAGAAAAGGTAGTGGACCTAAAGCCACAAAAGATTACTGACGAGCAGCTTAAAAAAGTTCAAGAGACAATCAACAATATCAATAGAGGTCAACTTGAACTAGGCTCAATAGAAACTAGAAAGCATATGCTACTGCATCAAATAGGATCTATACAAGAGCAGCTAGCAGGTATGCAAAAAGAGTTTGAAGATCAATATGGTACGTTTGATATTAATATTCAAGACGGAACTATAAACTACAAAGAAGATGAGCCATCTGATTCGTAAGATCACGATAGGTAAAGACTACAAGAATGACGCCATGCACTATGCCGTTGGGCAAGAGGTGTATGGCGGTCATACTATTTGCGATATACTTGAAGAGGAAGACAAGTACTCTATTTATATCCGCAAAGAAAAAGCAGTTATACCTTGGAAAGATTTTAATAAAAACATGGCAATATCAGTAGAGTATAACTTAGAATACTAATGCAGTCTCTTTACAACTTTGTTGTAGAACCTATAGGTGAACGATACAGTAACACTACTAAAATAGGTGATAAAGAGTTAATACTTAACACGGAAGTGTTTAATCATCACCATGTTAATCGGCTTGCTAAAGTTATATCTACACCTAGACTTGCCAACACTGAAATACAAGTTGGCGATACCGTACTAGTGCATTTTAACGTGTTTAGACGTTGGCATGACGTGAAAGGTAGAGAGCGTAATAGTAAATCATACTACGAAGAAAATAAATACTTCGTAAACGATGATCAGATATTTTTGTACAAGCGAGATAAAGAGTGGTTATGCCCACGAGGTTATTGCTTCATACAACCTATTAAGGACAATAGCAAGCTAAGCGTTGAAACTGAAAAACCTTTAGTTGGTATTGTTAAACATACTGATGGCAGAGCAGAGCTAAACTCTCTTATAGGTTTTAGGCCTAAAGTTGAGTGTGAGTTCGTAGTTGATGGTAAACGCTTATACCGAATACCATCTCAATTTATTACAATTAAATATGAATATCAAGGAGACGAAGAAGAATATAATCCAAGCTGGGCACAGAGCGGTTGAGGAATTAATCAAAGTAGCTAAAGAAGCTATTGTTGATTCGGATGATGATATATCAGCTGATAGACTTAAAAATGCCGCTGCTACAAAAAAGCTTGCTATCTTCGACGCCTTCGAGATATTAAACAGAATCCAAGAAGAGCAAAACTTACTAGATGGTAAGTCTCCGGAAGAAAAGAAAGAGCGCGTCTTCAAAGGTTTTGCTGAGGGTAGATCTAAGTAATGTACGAACAGGATTTAGTTAAGGTTGTAGAACCAATTAAGAAAACAACTGTCACGAGACTTAATCGTGGTAAAAAATGGAAATACGGTTATGATAAAGACCATGATATCATCGTTATATCAAAGACTGGGCAAATCGGAGAAATACTCGAAATCCAAGGCCTGCAAATTGCATTGCCGCGCGTGCCCACCTCTAATGTGTTTAAACATAAGAAAGACAAGTGGGTAAAGACAGAATATCCAAAAGAGCTTAACCGCATAAAAAATATATTCGACTGGAGAGATTACCCAGACGAACAGAAAGAAAAGTGGTACGACTATATCGACGAAGAGTTTAAGCGTAGAGACGAAGGCTTTTGGTTTACTAATAAAGGCGTACCGACATACATAACAGGTGCGCACTATATGTACCTGCAATGGAGTAAGATTGACGTTGGAGCTCCAGACTTTAGAGAGGCAAACAGACTATTCTTTATATTCTGGGAAGCCTGTAAAGCTGATAAGAGATGCTATGGGATGTGCTACCTTAAAAACCGTCGTTCAGGTTTCTCGTTTATGTCATCAGCTGAAACAGTTAACTTAGCCACTATATCGAGTGATAGTAGATATGGGATCCTTTCTAAGTCTGGTGCCGATGCAAAGAAGATGTTTACTGATAAGGTCGTACCTATATCAATAAACTACCCTTTCTTTTTTAAGCCTATACAAGACGGTATGGACCGTCCAAAGTCTGAGCTTGCATATAGAGTTCCTGCTAGTAAGTTTACTCGTAAAAAAATACAGAGTAACGAACAGCTTGAAGAAATAGTAGGTCTTGACACGACTATTGACTGGAAAAACACTGGTGATAATAGCTACGATGGTGAAAAGCTTAGCTTGCTGGTACACGATGAGAGCGGTAAGTGGGAAAGGCCTGACAACATATTAAACAACTGGCGAGTTACTAAAACCTGTTTAAGGTTAGGTAGTAGAATCGTTGGTAAGTGCTTGATGGGTAGTACCAGCAACGCGCTTGATAAAGGTGGAGATAACTTTAAAAAACTATACAATGATTCTGACGTCACACGACGAAATCGTAATGGACAAACGAAGTCTGGGCTTTATTCTCTCTTTATCCCAATGGAATGGAACTATGAAGGATTTATTGACGAGCACGGACTTCCAGTCTTTAATTGTAGAAGTAATGATGAACGACATGGACCAGACGGTGAACTGATAGACGTAGGTGTTATTGATCACTGGGAAAATGAAGCTGATGGCTTGCGTGATGATCAAGACGCATTAAACGAGTTTTATAGACAGTTTCCACGTACTGAAGAGCACGCGTTTAGAGATGAGACTAAAAACAGTATATTTAACTTAATTAAAATATACGAGCAAATAGATTTTAACGAAGGCAGTAGACATAGCGCACATATAACTACTGGTAGTTTTGGTTGGGTAAATGGCGTTAAAGACACTAAAGTTGTATTTAAC